GAGGATGACTTGGCTGTTGAGATATTTGATAAGCGCGGCGATCGAGCAAGTGCCCGTCGCGGTGCCACAGACCGAATCAGCCTTTGCGCCCTGCGTTGCATCCCACCCATCGCTACCAGCTCCGACCGCCAAGGCCCCCGAAGCAACAGCTCCACTCGCAACGGCACCGCTAGCCACTGCTCCAGAGGCAATCGAACCTGACGAATAAGCTCCCGATGCGACAGCTCCCGATGCGATCGTAATCGCTCCGCCTGAACCTCCACCGCCAAAGCCGGTCCCTAACCCTGATCCACCAGCTAACACAACCGTATTTGAAGTCGATCCGGTTTGATCGATACAGGCCCCAAAAGTATTTAATCCAACCGTGACAAACACCGTTGACGACGCGGGCACCTGGATTTCACTTGCGAGAGCTGTGGCAGAACCAACTCCCAGCGTGCATGAAACCGTCGTGGTTCCGGTATTCTGAAACGCCACCACCGTTCCCGCAGGAAGCGCGACCGAACCGGAGGTTCCTGCGGCGGTCAGAGTTGCGTAGGTCAGACCCGGAGTGAAACCGCCGAGACTAGCCGTGATGCTCCCAACGATGCAGTTCTGTCCGATTGTGTTGATCGTTGGCTGTCGTGTGCCTCCGGCTGTATAAGCCTGCCCCGGACCGACGCTGCAATCCGTTACCACCGTCCCTGTACTCTGCGCCTCCGCTTTGAATGCCAGAGGCCCCAGACAAACCAACACCAGAATCAAGCGCGTCAGGAAGTTTTTCATGGTCAGAGCCTCGGTGGTACTGCGGGGTCACGGAGTTGATCGTGGTGTATCATACCGGGAGGGCCTTGTCCCCCGATAGCCTGCGCCGGCTGCGCGCCCATGCGTGGCGGCGATGGCGGAGAACCCGCAACTCCCGGCTGGGGCTGCTGACCGACCGCACCGCCGGGCACTCCGGGAGCACCACCCGGCGGTTGTGCGGCTGCCTGCTGTTTCTTGGCGATGGCCTGCATGTGAGCGAAGATGTGCGCCAGCGTCTTTTTGGCATTCGGCGCTGCTTTACCTTCCGGTGTCTGCAGGATGGTGGTGTGCGCCTGGATATGCTGCTGATCATCATCGAGATCGTGCACGGGTACTTCGTATCCCGACAGCAGCAGGTTGTTTTCTGAATCGACCGGGACCGGCAACTGCTGCTCCGGCGACAGGAAGATCAGCGGCGCCAACCGGGGACCAAAGGTGTTCTCGACCAATTGCGTCACGATCGGCACCAGATTGACCTTGTAGCCGTTGAGTTGTTCCGGCGGGATGCCGCGGATCACGTTCATGCCGGCGATCTGTTGCTGGATCTGCTGGGCGCTGCGGGCCTGCTCGACCCCGAACCATTTGTACTGATAGCGCGCGTTGTACTGGATCGGAGGCACCTGCTCCATCTTGGCTTCGACCCCCATCTGGCCGAATGCCTTTACGGTAATATCCTCGTCGCGATACTGGTGATCCATCTCGACGAACAGTTCCAGCAGTGGCGTTAGGACGCCTTCCTCGATCACTGTAACGGCGTCGGCAGTATTGAGGATGTCGATCTGCTGTTCCTGCGCGATCTCGGCCTGCGACATCTTGCTCGAATCGGTCTGGCCTCCCTGCGTGATCGCGGCCGGCGAAACCGACAGGGTTTGCCCGATCTCGGCCTTGGCCGCCGCAACCATCGAGAAACCATCCTTCCATAATGCCGGGAACTGCGCGAACTGGGTATCCTGCGGGCTGGTTTCCCATACCGCGGCGAGCGACAGCACCATCGAGCCGATCCGCGGGTTCTTGGCCGGATCGGTCATCACGATCGGCATCAGCGCATAGGCAGCCGAATCGGCGGCTTCATTGATGGCATCGTTGGCGAAATACTGGATATCGGCGCACGGCTTGACCTTGGAAATCCCTTTGAACGCGCCGGAAACCTTCTCGACCGGCACACTCAGCACCGGAACGCGGTCGGACCACAGCGGGTTGCGACGGCTGCCGAGGATGTTCTTCTCACCGCCATAGAACGATTCGCAGATCACGCGTTCGCCCATCACCTTGAGCTTGCTATAGGTCTGATAGACCAGCGCGAACCTGGTGCCACCATCGTTCTTGATGCCGGCCGCCTCCAGATGAACCTTCCGGCCATCCTGACCCGGCTTGGCCTGGGTGGTCATCTGGCCGATCAGAGCTTCGCCCGTGTCATCCCGGATGGCCCCGTCCCGCATCATGGCCTGTATCTTGGATTTGCTCCAGCGCCGGATGATGGTGACGGAGCCGCCGCTTTCGATGGCCTCCGGGATTGAGCCTGCGGTCTGCGGCAGCACCAGCACGTCGGCGTCCTTCAGGACTTCGACGCAGGGGCACCCTGTCTCGACGTCATCCTCCCTGATGGTTTCAACGTCCTCCGCGGCCGGGTTGGGCTGATCGGTGCCTTCCATCGGGGGTGGTTCGGAGACCTTGTAGGTCACCTTCCGCTTGGTCTTCTCCCAACTGACATAGAGCGAGTATTGCCCCTCGACGTCGCCGTTGCGCACCAGCGCCGGCATTACCTGCGTGCGCAACTGGGCCTTGTTAATGTAATGCTCCAGCAGCGACATGGTGGCATAGGGCATCTCACCGTCGGACGAGGTGACGTCGACGTTGCGGCCGTTGGTCGGGAATATCTGGTTGGTGAACCGGGTCTTGCGGGCATCGACGGCATTGTGGACGATGGGGACGAATATCTTGGAGTTGCCGTCGTAGAACTGATGGCCGGTCAGCTTGCAGTTATAGACATCCCAGTAGTCGACCAGATCGTCTGACCGTTCGGACTGGTCGGAGAATCCCTGCTGGACCTCATCGAACAATTCCAGCAACTGTTTCTGGACACCGGCGCGTTTCGACAGGTCTTTGGCGCGCGGGATCGCGGATTTCGAGCCGCTGTCCTCCCCATCATCGTCTAATTCATCTTGGTCGACCAATTTTGCCGCCGCCCCGAGGCCAGAGATGACAGGTATTTCCTGCCGTCAGCCGTAAATGCGTAGTTTAGCGGCTGTTCGTCGCCAAGATGGCCCATTTTGAGCAGGCTTGCAAACGATTCAAGGCCTTCCATTAGCGTTTTGTATGGTCCTTCATCGGCAAATTCGGAAAGTATCCCGTTTTTGAGCACGGATTTGCAATAACCGCCGGAGAAGGCGTTCAGAGTCCAGCGGGCTCTTTGGCTGACCCGGAGCGACGGGCCAGAGCGGACCTGCCGACGCAGGAGTGCCCTTATTTCGTCCCGACCGTCGAGCCCGGCTCCCGACTGGGATAGATCAACCGGAATTTTCCGCGCCGCACCACGCAGACCAACCGTGTCGTAATTCCCGAAATGCTCTGGAGCTGCGTATAGCCGCGGCTTCTGGGCGCCTTCGAGGCCCGCATCGGTGACGATACCGCCGAGAACCGCCCCCGGATCACCTTCCCGTACTGCATCCCAGATGACATTGAACACTCCATCGTTGATCTGCACCAGCACTGCCGTGGTGTACATCTGGGTGGCATTGACGGCCAGATACATCGGCTGGCGCGGCAGTTTGTAGATTTCCTCGGCCACATTCAGGAACGAGAAGCCGTCGAAGATCGGCTGGCCCGGGCGCAGCAGCAGCGCATAGGCCAGCGCGTTGGGGATGTCGATCGCGCCGGTCGGGAACCCCAGCAATTGCGCCTCCAGTTGCGGCAGGTTCTTGGCGAAGATCACCTCGCCGGCCTTGAAGAACGGCTGCATCGAGCGGATGAAATCGATCTTGCCCTTGGGGGCTTTCATGGGCCGGATCGGGATGGCGTAGGCCCGGCGCACCTGCTCCTGACGTAGCGGCTGCAGGATGAACTCCTCAAGACCGTCTCGCTCGACCCCGATGGTGATGGGGGCATAGAGATTATCGGCACGGAACATATCGGCGATGATCTCGTCCGGCTTCCATTTCGGGCCATAGGCGTCCCAGATCATCAGGCGGTTGTTGATCCACGAGAAATGCACCACGCCGGTGGTTGCCGACGTCGTTTTCACGGTTCGGGCCGGGTCGTACATCGAATAGGTGGCGTGCCAGGTCCGCACGGTCGGCTCGACCTTGAACATGTCAGGCGTGAACGCCTTCACGGCGGGATCTTCGGATTGCACCATGTATTCCTGCGCGAACTCCTGTGTGGCGCCGGCGTCGATGTAGCCCTGCTCGATCTTGTCGATCTCGGGCAGCGGAAACCGGGCCGGCCATGTCGCCCGCCAGTTGCCGTCCAGACCGCGGTACTTGATCGGATAGGACTTGAACTTCCACCCTGCCATGGACTTGAGCCGCACCAGCCACGATTGCGGGTGCAGAGGGGTGCCGGCAATCCGGAACCTATGTTTCGGGGTGAGCGACGGCATCACCACCTTGAGGAACCACTGCTTGAACTTCTCCCGCGCCTCCGGGGTAAGGATATCGTCCTCGCTCTCCATGTCGTCGCCGAACGCCATGTCCGGACGCTGGGCGAG